ATGCTTATGATTGGGCTATTCGGGAACAAGGTCGGGAGCAACAAACCAAAAAGCCCGGGTTTTTTCAACGAAGCCTTGGCGGCATTATTGGTACGGCGGTAGGGGCCACCCTTGGTTTTGCCCTTTCGGGGGGAAATCCGGCAATGGCTATAAAAGGGGCCAAGATCGGTGGTACGTTGGGCGGGACCGGGCAGGCCATCAAGGAAGATCGGGGATTGATGGGAACGGCGCTCGCGGCTGCCGCCGGTTATGGTACAGGCAGTTTGGGCGCTAGCGCAGGTAGTTTAACTAAAACAGCCCTGACACAGGGGTTTTCCGCTGCGGGTCAGCAAGCCCTTGCGGGTTTGCAAAGCCAATGGGCCGGGATCAAAAGCCTTCCACAAAATATTCGTACCGGTGTGGGACATGCGGTAGGTACAGTATCTCCTACCTTGGGTGCCCGAATAGCACCGGTTATAACGTCTGGTTCACAAATAACACCCTCCGTTACCTCAATTACAACCGGGGCCGCAGGCACATCACCGAACCTAACACCCCCCACCGGCCAGTGGGCTTCACGCGGCAACCAAGTGCCGGGCTTTTCTACAGGTGTAACGACGCCTGCTGGTGGAGCCCCTACTTTTATGGGGGGAACAGGCACAGTAGACCGATTAATCGGCGGCTCACCGCTGGGGGCTTCGCCTACCTATGTAGCTGGCGGTACTGTTGGTGCACCGGGCGTATTGGCGGCTCCCGCAGGCACAACGGCACGGTTTTTCCCGACTTCTTTAAGCGCCTCGTCGCCCGGTATTCTGGAAACCGTATTGTCTCCCCTCGCAAAACCGGTTCAGGCGGTGTCGCGTTTTGCCACGGATCATCCTTTTTTAACGACATCGGGCGTGGCGGCGGGTCTTTCTGCGCTGACCAAACCGGAGGAAATTCCGCCCCCCGGAGGACCGACTATAACTTACCCGGATTACGATCCGCAATTCTCAGGCAGGCCTTTGCAGGGGGCACAATTTGAACGGCTTTCAAACATTGGTGTGCCTTCACAATACAGCTATGTGCCGCCACGACAGGCCGGGTTTTCTTATGGCTCGGGCCTTGATCCGTATGCCCCTGTAGAAGCCCCGGATTTTGACATCACACCTTATTTAGACCCGCCTTTATTTCACCGGGGCGGTGGTGTAGTGAACGTGGATTCCGGTGCACGGCCCACGGATCAGGAAAGTTTTTACCAAACATACGAATCGGGATCGCAGCAGTATTCAGACAGTTTTGATGAAGGAGTAGGCCTCACTTATGATCGTATAGAAGGCACCGATATTCCGCCACAAAGTCGTCTTCAGGTTTTTGAAACACCGCCTATGGGCGTTGGGTCGTTAAACGACACGGCGCGGAACATGACCCGTTATGCGTATGGCGGAGGAGTTGGGTCGTTAAACGAGACGGCACGGACTATGACTTATGCGGGGGGTGGCATTGTTCGGGCCGCTGCTATGGCGTGGCAGCCGTTCAAGGTAAAGATAAAAAACCAAGCCATTTTCGGAGAGTTCATGGGTTATACCAAGACGGGCAAAGTCAGGGTTTTGGATCAGGAATCGGGGGCGATAGCGCTTTACCCGAAAAGTCGGGTAAGAAGGGCCTATAGCGACGAACCGTTACCTGACCGGCCTGTAAAAAAGGCCGTTGGCGGTCCTGTTATAAAAACCGCTGCCGAGTTGTTAAAAAGAGATCCCGCAGGATTCTTTAACAAGTCCCAGCGTGTCGTGCAGGAGGCGACATTGCCTAGTGCAACAGGAAAAAAGTGGCAACAGCTATTCCAAGATAAGGGGATCAACAAAGCCGAACTGGGCGGCCTTGGTCTTTTGACCTTTTTGGGTTTGTCACGGGACGAGCCGATCACCAAGGAAGCGGTCGCGGATTTTATTGATGAGAACCGTCTTGAGGTAGGGGAAGACTATCGAGCAACAAGGGAATCGGAGGCACGGGAAGGCGTCCTGCTTGGTCAACTCGCTGCGCTTGAAGGCCCCGAGGGGATGGTATACGGAGGGTATTCCGTAGGGATTGATCCCAATCTCAGGCGGCGCTTTGAACTCGGTCAATTGGAAGAGCCCACACGGCCTACAAACTTTAGCGTTGTCAAAATAAGGCCATTCGAGGATAAGCAAGGAATATTTCGACCGGATGTTGGTGCAGATTGGACAATTATGGAGGATCGTGGTCCTGAAGAGGACAGAGTGGCGGTCATGGATGTGTCGGGCACCTTGGAAGAAGTTAAAGTTAAACTTATCGAGTTATTAAGGGAAAGGGGCGAACTCGCGGGTACGGAAGCGCCGAGGTGGTCAGATCATATTCTTGGTTACAATACGGAGGCTGAAGAAGGGACATACTTGATTGCTTCCGCCGATCACGATCCTACCTTGGAGCATACATTAAATTACAGGGAAATTGCACTTACGGATCGACAAACGGGCGGACTCCACAAAAATACGCGGGAGCTTATTCAGAAGATTGCTTTAAGTGGTTCCCGTAGACACTCACGAACACAACCCGGCGAGCATAACTTCCCCGACAATACACTCGTGCATACTCGGGTAACAGATCGGCCCGTCGAGATTAATGGCGTAAACCACGAGAATGTTCTTTATGCAGAGGAAATACAGTCTGACTGGGCACAAGGAGCCATAGGTCCGGGAATACTTCGCCCGGAAGATATTTCTCGAAAGGCAGAATTATTAGGCAAATTATCCGAGATCCGCGTTGAAAGCGCGGCTGATATTTATGACAAGCGAAAGTTAGCAATAGAGGATGAGCTAGAGGCGCTAGACCAAAAACAGGCGTATTCCCCCTTTCTGGAAAGTGGTGATAAAAAAGGAAGTGTTGACCAGTCTCCGGTAATTAGTTTAGCCATTAGCCGGTTATTGAAGGAAGCCGTGGACAACGGGCAGGACTACGTGGTCTTTGCTAATTATAACGATCAGGTAACAAGTTGGGGCGAGACAAAACTTGAACCCATTTACCAAGAAACCATTCCAAATCTGGCAAAGAAAATAGTCAGGGATCTGGGCGGTTATGTGAAGCCTAAATTCAAGACAAAGGAAAAAGAAAACAAGTATTACGAACAGCATCCCGACGAAAGGGGTAAAGAAGAAGATGCTTTTTTTGCAGATACTGTGTTTCATCCTGACGAACTCCGAGAATTTTTTGGTCGTCCACCTTGGCCCCACGAGTTTAGTGGGACCCGCTTCGTGGTGCATATCACGGACGCGATGAAGAAGAAAATACAGGAAGAGGGCCAGCCTGTATTGAGCAGGGCCGCAGGCGGTCCCATCATCAAAGGGGCCGTCAAGACACTAACCAAACCCAAGAAGGCCCCACCGCTCCCGTCCGAAACTTTGATGGCTACGACACCGGCTAAAAAAATCCCTTGCGGGGATTGTTTTGGTTGGGCTTCTAAGAAGTTTGTTGAAGCCCCGGTTACGGGAGAGCCGGTTAAGCTGTATTACGGAAAAGTTTTAGACAGATGGGGGGACACCAGCTATGGGAAAGGGAACTATTACCCTCATGCGTGGATAGAAAAAGATGGCCGTTTTTATGATTGGCAAACAAGTGTATACAATGACGTAAAAGCAGACGGGTGGACAAAAAAACAGTTTGAAGAATATTACCAGCCCCAAAAAACCATTATGCTCAATAGCAAAAACCCAAAAGATTATAGGAAGCACTATGATAATCCGTTTGGTGAGCTTAAATTATCCAAAAAAGCCGCAGGCGGTCCCATTATCAAGGGGGCGGTCAAGACACTAACCCAATCCAAAAAGGCCCCACCGCTCCCGTCCGAAACCCTGTTGGCTCCACGGCCCGTAGAGCCGTTGGTTACAACGAGGACTTCTCCCGGCGAAGCAAGCCGAATGCAACGGGCTAAGGAGATGGGGTTTGTTACGGAGGCTTATCATGGGACTACGCATGACATTGAAGCGTTTAATCCGGTTAAAGCGAACCCGGAGTCCGACTGGGGGCCAGCTACCTACATGACAACATCGATAGACGACGTTAATCCGAATTATGCTGGCGAAGGGCCAGATTTAACCGCTCAAATAATTCGACGAGCAGAACAAATTAAAGATGTAGCGGCATTTCACGACCCGTCCTTAAAGGAAGAGTTTGAAAGAATTGCAGGTGTGGCGTGGGGCGATATGGATTACGAAACAAGGCTGGACGCCGGTAAAGAATTAGCGCGAAAGGAACTGAAAGGCTCCAATCTTGGTGCGGTATATCCGTTAAAGATAAACACCGAGAAATATGCAGTCATTGGTGGTGATAACCCGACCTATATAGAAATTTCTGACTATAGGCCAGAGGCAATGGAGGAAATAAAACGGGCTGATTATGACAATGACGATGAGTATGAAGAAGCTGTTACCGAGTATGCCTCAGAACTTGAAAGCTCCGACATGAATCATCCAATTATTGAAATAAGGGGTGCGTTGATGCGTTTTGCCGGTGATTCCGATGAGGCGGGCGTTAATCGCGCAATCGAACAAATATCGGAACAAATGCTAGACGGAATGACGGCTACTCGGCTTGACGAGATCATTCGGGATAATGTGACTTACCTTGAAGGCCCAGAGGGGGAGATATTGGGGGCAGGTGCCGCTTCCGCCCATGTCCTTGAACGACTGGGATTCGAAGGCGTTATCGATAAAACAGTAGATATAAAGTTTGGTTTAAATCGTAAGACAGGACGCCTTGGGCCAGAACTATCCAAGCGTCTTCAAATGGAGGGGGTGTATCCCGATACGGCGCATATTATTACGTTTCCGGGTTACGAAAAAAACATCCGCTCCAAGTTCGCCAAATTTGACCCAGCCAAGAAAGGAAGTGCCGACATTTTCGCTGCCAAAGGCGGCGGCGTCAGTTCTCTTAATGGGATAGCGCGAAACATGACTCGTGGTTATGCTAACGGGGGTGGCGTAGGATCTATGAATGAAACCGCACGATCAATGTTTATGTAATGCTTAAAAATCAGGATATAAAATATGGCTAACGATCCTCGTGTATCGCTGATAGAGCGACGGAACAATAACCCGGACATAGAAGACATGGCACTCGATATTGAAATCGAGCAGCCCGGAACTTTACTTTCTTCTGAAAACGCCATTCCGGCGGGGATTGAGATAGAGGAAGAGGAAGACGGCGGTGTGGTTATTGATCTGGATCCAAGTGCTTCCAGAGAACGGGGTTCTGAAAACTTTTTCGATAATCTGGCGGAAGAACTGGATGACCGCGAACTGGGCGTTATTGCCAACGAATTGACTGCTGAATTTGAAGCTAACAAAACGTCGCGTGGGGATTGGGAAGATGCCTATGCCAACGGGTTGGAATTGTTGGGTTTTCATTACGAGGAACGAACACAGCCGTTCCGTGGTGCAACCGGCGTTACCCATCCTTTGCTGGCCGAAGCGGCCACGCAATTTCAGGCACAGGCCTTTAATGAAATGCTGCCGCCCGGCGGACCCGTAAGAACGGTCATCATGGGCGATTTGACTACTGAAAAGGAACAACAGTCTCAGCGTGTACAGGAGTTTATGAATTATTACATCACCAGTGTGATGGAAGAGTACACGCCGGAATTTGATCAGATGCTTTTTTACCTGCCGTTAGCGGGTTCTACTTTTAAAAAGGTATATTACGATGAGTCAATGGAACGTGCGGTCAGCAGCTTCGTCCCTGCTGAACACCTTGTCGTCCCTTTTGAAGCGAGCGACCTCGAAACTTGCCCAAATATTACACAGGTTGTTAGAACACCCCTTAACGATTTGCGTAAAAAACAAATTTCTGGCTTTTATCGAGACATCCCGGTCCATCCTACGCAAGCTGAAAGCTCGGGTATATCCAAAGAGCTGGAGTATCTTGAAGGCGTTCATCCATCGACTATCGACTATGACTGTACGTTGCTGGAATGCCATGTGGACTTGGATCTACCGGGTTATGAAGAAATCGGAGAAGACGGAGAACCCACCGGAATAAAAATTCCGTATGTGGTTACCATCAGTGAAGATAATGGACAGGTACTGGCTATTCGTCGGAACTATAAGGAAGACGACGAGCAGAAACGAAAGATCCAGTATTTTGTACATTACAAGTTTCTGCCCGGATTTGGTTTCTACGGACTGGGCCTGATCCACACGATTGGCGGCTTGTCCCGTACAGCCACTGCTGCACTGCGGCAGCTTATCGACGCGGGTACGCTGTCGAACCTTCCCGCAGGATTCAAGGCCCGTGGGCTGCGGATCAGGGACGACGAAGATCCCTTACAGCCCGGAGAGTTTCGAGACGTGGATGCGCCCGGCGGAGCTATCCGAGACAGCTTGATGCCGTTGCCATTCAAAGGGCCGGATGCCACGCTGTTCCAGCTTTTGGGTTTTGTAGTTGAAGCCGGTCAGCGATTTGCCACGATTACGGATTTGAAGGTCGGGGATGGTAACCAAGGTGCGGCAGTCGGTACGACGATTGCCATGCTGGAGCAGGGCACCCGTGTGATGAGTGCGGTGCATAAACGAATGCACTATGCCATGCGGCAGGAATTTAGACTGCTGGCGCGGATCATGTCGGATTATTTACCGCCTGAATACCCCTATGCGGTTGTGAATGCTAATCGGGACATTAAGGCAAAGGATTTTGATGATCGGGTCGATATTTTACCCGTATCCAACCCCAATGTTTTTTCTCAGGCACAACGAATTACGCTGGCGCAGACACAGATGCAGCTTGCTACGCAGGCCCCTGAAATGCACAACCTGCATGAAGCGTTTCGACGTATGTATGAGGCGCTGGGGGTACGGGATATTGAGAAGCTGTTAAATACACCTTCTACGGACGAACCACAGCCCAAAGATCCGGCACAAGAGAACATTGATGCGTTGGAAAATACAGATCTAAAGGCTTTTAGCGGACAGGACCATGATGCCCATATTATGGCGCATTTGGTTTTTGGTACTTCTGGAAGTGTGCAGGGAATGCCTGCTATAGCTATTTCTCTACAAAAACACATCATGGAACATGCCAAGCTCAAAGCGCAGGAGCAAGCGGAAGTTATGTTTATGCAGCAGCGGGAAGCTGCGGGTCAGCAAGGGGCTGTTGATGAAGGTCAAGCACAATATGAGCTAGAGGCCTTAACGGCGCAACTGATTGCACAGGAAATGCAAAACTTGAAGGTGCTGAGTGATCAAATTGCGAACATGGGCCAGCAGGAAGGCCCTGATCCGTTGATCGCGTTGAAAGAGCAGGAACTGGCAATCAAGGGTCAGAAGAGTCAGGCGGACATTGCACAGGATCAAGCCGAATTGCAGCTTGACCAAACTAAGGAAGTTCGCAAGGGTCAGGAATTTCAACAACGTCTTGCGAGTCAGGAGGGGCAAACGAAAGCCCGTATTGATGCTGCGAGAGAACGTGAGATAATGCGTATACAGCAACAAGGTAATAGAGGACAATAATATGGGTGTGGTAAAAATCATTAGCGGCCCGGTTGAAGCGCCAAAACCGCAAAACAAGGCGGTCATTCAAGGGCAGGGCAGTATTCCTTATGCCAAGGCCACGAAGGAAAAAACGCCAAACATAGGGAAAGCTAAAATCACGACAGGTCAAAAGCGGGGTATGGGCGCTGCACAGCGGGGTGGCCGCTTCACGATTGCCTAGCCATGCCGCTTAAACGGGGTTCCAGTGATCAGACCATCAGTGAGAATATTCGACGACTGATGGACGAAGGTTATCCACAGAAACAGGCTATTGCCATTGCCACGCGCAATGCCGGAAAAAAACGTAAAGAAAAGAGGCGTAAGAAAAAAAGGTGAACCCTAAAAAGCTGGAAATCGGGAGTAAATTTGCCGAGTATGATTTAGATCAGGATGGCACAGTTACCGATGCCGAAATTGCACGCTCCAAGGAAATGTTGGAATTGGAACTTCGCGAAGAAAAAAGCGAAGCGCAAAAACGCATGGCTTGGTTATCCATAGCCAGCATGATTATTTTCAGCGCCTGTCTTTTTATGCCCATCGTACCCGAGAGCCGCGTCGACGCTTTGGGCGAAATATTAGGACTCTTTTATATCGCGCAGGCAGGTATCGTCGGTGCGTATATGGGAGTCACAGCTTGGATGAGTCGTAAATAATGCGAGCCAATTTTGATAAATGCCTTGGGTACGTGTTGGAACATGAAGGCGGCTATGTAGATCATCCTGAAGACCCCGGTGGTCGTACCAACAGGGGTATTACGCAAAAGGTTTATGAAAAATACCTAGGCAGATCGGTTACCGAAGAAGAAATGAAAGAACTTCCCTTGGAACATGCCAAGGCCATCTATAAAAAGGATTACTGGGATAAGGTTTGTGGCGATGATTTACCGAACGGCTTGGATTTCAGCGTTTTTGACTGGGCCGTGAACTCCGGGCCATCAAGAGCCGCCAAAGTTCTGCAAAAACTTGTAGACGTAACCGCTGATGGTGCTATTGGCCCTTTAACACTAGCGGCTGTAGACACCCATTCCGTGGGGGACTTAATTGGTGACTTTGGCAAGGAAAGGGAATTGTTTTATCGACGGTTAAGTACGTTCAGTACTTTTGGTAAGGGCTGGTTGAACCGCTTGGACAAAACACAAAAACAATCTTACGAAATTCTTTTGGATGTACCCCTAACGCCTGTATAAGAATGGATCAGATACAAGCTGAAGTATTGAGCCCTTTTGGACCTCGTATATTAAAAACTACGATCCCGTCAGAAATGTTGACCCTGCTAAACATGTCCTGTGACGCGCTTTTAGAGAGTGATCAACGTGAAGAACAGAACATTTCCAAAGATCTTGTTGGACACGTCCAAGAAGAGTTAGCCCACGATCTTGAACAAAGTCCTGCTTTAGGAACTAT